GAACTTGAATCAGAACTCAAAGCCACAGAAAGAGATATTACAGAAGTTATTGTAAATTGGACTGAGAGCTATAATAATGATGGCTTAACTCCAAATGATATATTTAAAGAAATTAAAAGTCGTGCTTCAAATGGATATTGGCATTTCCTCATCTTTCCAAATGGGACAATAACAAAATTTGCACCAATTGGTGAAGTAACAAATCATACGTCTTTTGGTGGATGGAAACGTGGAGATACTGCAACACTTTATATTCCAAATAGAGATTCACATAATAAACATAGTATTGGTATTGCCTTTGTTGGTGGACTTGATGATGAGAAGAATACTTTTCTCACACAAAAACATTATGAATCATTTTCTAAATTTATGAGAACATTTTATAAAGTATATCCAGGCGGACAGGCATGGGGCGCGCGGGATCTGATTGGACTTGACCAAGGTTATGAAGCACCTGGCTTTGATGTTCAAGATTATGTTCGAACTATATTTAATAAAGTAAATACAACAAAAGAAACTGAAGCAGCCTTAGGTGCAAAAGAATTAATAGCAAAAATGATTGAGAATGCAAATGGCTAAAACATTTGAAAATGATGGGTTTATTGATCCAACTTTCCAATATCCTACTCAAGAATATTGGCTTAAGCCAAGTACAAATATATCGAATTATGCAGGTAAAAGTCATATATTAAATTATGGCGGTTCATATTCGAATATTAATATGAATTTTACTTATAATACAAATTCTGTCTACACTCAATGTAATACAAAAGAAACTGCTTCTGGTCATATAGTACAATATGATGATACTCTTGGCCGAGAAAGAATATTAATTAAACATCGTTCAGGATCTGGTCTTGAAATGAGACCCGATGGTACCATTCTTGTTTCAAGTACAAATAAGCATGTACTTACCGTTGCTGCAGATCAAACTATAATTGTTGAAGGTAATGCTAATCTTGTTTATAATGGCAATCTCAATGTTGATGTCATTGGTGATTATACTATGAATATTGGTGGTAATTATAAACTTGATGTAATTGGTAATGTTGAAGAAAACCTTAAAGGAAGAAGAGACACAACAATTGAATTAACACAAGCACTTGATATTAAACAAAATTATGAGTTGACGGTGCTTGGTAATCAAACAGCAGCAACTCTTGGTAATATGACTTCACTCATTAAAGGTAATGGCAAAAATCATATTAATGGATCTTCAGAATATTTTGTTGGTGGTGCTCTTCGTATTACAGCAGAAGATTCATGTTCAATGTCTTCAAAGAATATTAATATTGGTGCAACTGATGTAAGTCTCTTTGGTACAACTGGTACGATTGGTGGTGATAATGTCATTATGTATGCTAAAAATATTTTTGCCCAAAAGAGTGTTCATGCCGAAACAATGAAAGTGACTGATACTTTTATCGGTGACCTTAAAGGAACGGCTGAAACAGCAATTACAGCAGATGTAACAAATTCTCAAACTTATGCTGAGAATTTACAAGGAACAGCAGCTGGCTTTAGCATTACTGATACTGCCGCTGATAGTTCTCAAACAGCTTTACCTACTGCAGCAATTATGACTGCATATCTCAATACTTCTGACAAAGGTATTAAAAGAGTCAATATTGATCCAGGTGATGGATTGAAAAACTCAATTAATCTTTCTGCAATAACTGACAATGTTATTAGTAGACAATTGACAACTGGTGAGGTAAGAGCAAGATTAAGAAATCCTGCAAATGTCAATGCTTCAAACTTTATAACAAAACAATTGTCTGATGGTGTCTTATCGCAAGATTATGCAATCACAGTTCCACCTGGAGAAGTTGGAAGAATTGTATCAAAAGATGGTGGAATTATTCGAGGCCAAGATATTGTTACAACTCAAAATGCCGCATATGGTAAATTTGTACCAGGTCCAAAACTATTTAAAAATATACCTGATCCACAATATATCATTACTGATTCAAGTATCATTACGCCATCAACAAGATTGTCAGATAAATATACACTTGCTAAATTCCTTTCAGGGCAAGGTAATAAAGTAACACTCAATCATATTGTTGATAATACTGCAAGGATTTCAATTGCTCGAAATTTACAACAACAAATAAATGCTATTAATGTATTTCATGACACTCTACGTTTTATGAATTATCGTCTTGTCATTATAGAATCTCTATATCAAACAGGACCGGGTGAATCAGCTTCTGATATTGCATCATTAGCTACAAATGGTCAATCAGTAGTGTATCAAGTAATTAATGATCTTGGACAAGTTGATCTTCCAAAAACATTTGAACTTGCCGAATATTGGAAAAGTTTTGTTCAATTTGATAAATGTATTCTTGATTATGATAATTATAATCCAAATGGAAGTCTTTCAGCTCAGATTGTTTTAACTATGCCAAACATAAGTGCAACTTATGAAGCTTCTTATTCAAATAATATTGAAACAAGATATAATAATAAAATACAATCAAGTTCAGACTTTATTGAAATAAAAATATAAATAGATAAAATAAAGGTAAAGCATGGTCAATAAAGTTTTTAGTGTTGAAGATGGTAATCAGCAGACAACAAGTGTAGTCACTGCTCGTAAACGCTTATATAAAGATATTGATTTATCATTTGCAAAAGCTCCATCAAATGACGTATATAAAAAGACTGATCTTGCTTCTGTAAAACAAGCAATAAAAAATTTATTATTGACAAACAATTTCGAAAAGCCTTTTAATCCAAAGTTTGGGGCAAATATTAGAGCATTGCTTTTTGATTTAGCAGATAGTAGATTAGAAAATAGTGCAAGAGAAAAAATTGAATTTGCAATTGCTACATATGAACCAAGAGTTCAAATAATGAAAATTAAAGTAGAACCAGAACCAGATCGAAATGACGTGAGAATACAAGTGAGTCTCAAAATAAGAAATTCAAGTACCACATTCGATATAAGTACTTCATTAAACAGGTTAAGATAATGGCAACAAATATTTCATCATCAAGATTAGACTTCAATAATATTAAGAATCGTCTTAAAACTTTTCTTGCAGCAAAAAGCGAATTTACTGATTATGATTTTGAAGCCTCAGGACTTAATAACATTCTTGATGTGTTGGCATATAATACTCATTTCAATGGATTAACTGCAAACTTTGCATTGAATGAATCATTTCTCAACACTGCACAATTAAGAAGTTCAATTGTTTCGCACGCTGAAACTCTTGGATATACACCAAGATCAATTACAGCTTCTGTTGCCTATCTTAATTTATCACTTGATCTTACCGGTGTTGCAAATCGTCCAGCTACAATTACAATTCCAAGATATACAGCATTCACTTCATCAGTTGCTGGTGTATCTTATACCTTTAGAACTATAGCATCTTATACAGCATCTGATGATGGTACAGGTAGTTATACATTTGTGACTGCAGAAGGTTCAACATCAATTCCTGTTTATCAAGGTACAGAAAGAACAAAAACATTTTTTGTTGGAGATATTACTGATCGTCAACTTTATGTAATACCTGACAGCACAATTGATACAGCAACACTTGATGTAAAGGTATATGCTTCTCCAACATCTTCTTCATATACAACATATACACTTCTCGATAATGCAACTTCAGTTGGTGTTGATAGTACATATTATTCAATTCATGAAGCACCAAATGGATTCTATGAAGTGCATTTTTCTGATGGTATTACCTTTGGTACCGCACCTATTTCAGGCAATAAAATTGTAATTAATTATTTGTCAACAGTTGGTGCAGATGCAAATGGTGGTAGTACCTTTGCGCCAGTCTCTCAAGTGACAGTAAATGCTGTAAATTATAATCTTGGAGTCGTAACAGTAGCGAACTCATCGTCAGGCGCATCAAAAGAAGATAGTGAAGCAATTCGACTAAATGCTCCAATTGCATTTGCTGCTCAACAAAGGCTTGTGACGGCTGATGATTATAAAGCATTAATATTGAAAAGATATTCTGTTGCAACGGATGTAAGTTCATGGGGTGGACAAGATAATGTCCCTGTTAATTATGGTAAAGTATACATTTCAATTAAATATGTTGATGGAACAGCTGCTGCAACAAAAACCGCAACTGAATCATCAATCACAACAAATTTGGTGAATAAACTCGGTGTTATGTCAATCACTCCAGTTTATGTTGAGCCAATCAATACATATATTGAAACTAAAACAACTTTCCGTTATGACCCAAGTGCTACAAATATTACAAGGAATACACTTTCTTCAAATATACAAACAGTGATTAATACTTATTTCACAAATAATTTAAAAAAATTCAATAAGACATTTAGAAAATCAAATCTTCTTACTTTGATTGATGATGTCGATCCAGGTGTGTTAAACTCAAAAATGAGTATTGTAATGAATCAAAGAGTAACACCAACTCTTGGTGTCAGTCAATCACATACCGTAATTTTTCCAGTTGCGCTTCCTTCACCAGATGATGTCAATTATATTATCACATCATCTTATTTTACAGTAAATTCGCAATTATGTAATATCCGTAATTTATTAGGTAGTACTAAATTGCAACTTGTAAACACATCAGGTCAAGTAGTGATTGATAATCTTGGCTCTTATAATACAAACGGTACAGTAAATATTGAAGGACTTACTATCAATTCAATGTCAGGTGCAACCTTTAAATTGAAAGCACTGCCGGCAAATGAAAGTACAATTACTCCATTAAGAAATTATATCATTGATAACGATATTAATGATTCATTCGTATCAGGTGTTACTGAGATATAATACATGAAACAACGTACAAATACATTTTTTAATCGTAAGGCAATTGACTTTAGAACTAGTCGTGTTGAAGATATTTTACCGGATTATTTTAAAGAAGATTATCCAAATCTTATTAAATTCCTTGATTATTATTATGACTTTATGGATTCAGATGGAACTCATGCTTTTAATAGCGAAATCTATGAATTATTTCGTGCAAAAGATATTGAATCAACTTCACTAGCTTTACTTGATAATATATTTAAAGAAATTGGTCTCGGTACAAGTCAAAAATATTTTACAAATCCCAGACAGGTTGCTGCATTTTTAGCAAAATTTTATCGTATCAAAGGTTCACTTTATTCAGCTGAAGGTTTCTTTCGAGCATTCTTTAATGAACAACCAACTATTTCTTATCCAAAAGAAAATATATTTATTGTTAGTGAATCTCAAATAGGTACAGAATCACAACGTTTTATTATTAATAATAACATATATCAAATCTTTTCTATCTTAATCAAGATATCTAGACCAGTATCACAATGGAAAGATTTGTATAAAAGATTTGCGCATCCAGCAGGTTGGTATTTTGCCGGAGAAGTACTACTTGAAGGTGTTGGTGATCTTATTGATTCAGATGGAATGCCATTATCAAGACCAGATGAAGGTGCTAATTTATTCTCGGTAGATAATTCAGCTTCGTTCACTCTATCACCATTTACTTCGATTTCAGCAATCTACCCAGATGGTGCTGATTCTGATGCTATTGATGAACGACTTGATTTGAATACAATTATTGACATATATGATTCAGCAACAATCGCAACATTAGATGGAATGTATGACAATATTGAAGATGTAATTGATCTCATATCACCGACAATGGACGAAGACTCTGATGGATCAACAAAACCAATTAAAATGTCAAATATATTTGAACGTATGGATAAAGATAATTTTGACAATTAATATGAATATTTATTATAAATAGATGTAATAAAAAATTAGGATTATAAAATGGCAAGGCAAAATATAGGAATTGGTTCTTTAGCAAATGATGGAACCGGAGATACACTTCGAGAAGCAGGAACAAAGTTGAATGCTAACTTTACCGAGCTTTATGAGACTCTTGGCGGTCCTATTGGTGTGAGTACAATTACAGCAGATGGTGCAGTTTCAACTACTGCAGGTTATATTATATGTAATAAAGGAAGTGCACTTGCCCTCACTCTTGCCGATGGAATAGTTGTTGGTGAAACAAAAGTATTCACAAATAAAGGTGCTGGTGCCGCAACGGTTACCCCAGCAAACTTTGCTCAAGGCACTTCATTTGCTCTTGCTCAATATGATGGTTGTACTGTCATTTGGGATGGATCAAATTGGTATTTAATTGGTAACCAAGGTGAAATTACAGTAGCTTAATAGGAATAAAAAATGACTGCAATATTAACAGATGCATTGAAAAAACAAATATTAGTAGATATTTTAAATAATGTCAATGATTCAGCTGGAGCCGGTAATTATTATATTGGTATAGGACGTTCAGAAGATTGGGATTCTGCTGATGATGCTCCAACAACTCTTAATAGTTTAAGAGAACAACGGAATTTTAGACTTGGCCTTCAATCTATTAAATCTGCTGAAGATGTATCATTTGTAGTTCCACGTAATAATTGGGTATCAGGTGCAACTTATTCAGCTTATGATGATAATCAAGTTGGATATCCATCAAACCCATATTATGTTCTCACAGAAGATGATCGTGTATATATTTGTTTACAACAAGGTCGTAATACTGGCGGCGTATCAGTTGCTTCGACTGTTAAGCCAAATAATACAACTTCAGCTTCTTTTAAAACAGCTGATGGTTATATTTGGAAATTCCTTTATACTCTTTCTGCAACTGCAAAATCTAAATTTTTATCAAGTAACTTTGTTCCCGTTAAGCTTCAAGGTCTTACTGATTCAAACTCAGTTGCTTCAGAAATAGAACAAAAATTACTTCAAGATTCTGCCATTGTAGGTCAAATTGCAAATATTACAATAACAAATGGTGGAACCGGTTATACTTCTACACCTACAATTGGAATTGTTGGTAATGGTGATTCTGCTACTGCAGTAGCTGTTATATCTGGTGGATCAATTGTAGATATTAAACTTGATTCAAATGGTATTGGTAAAATTAATCATGGATATGGATATGATTATGCAAATATAACTGTTACTGGCGGTTCTGGTTCTGGTGCTATAGCTCGGGCAAATCTATCACCAAAGCTTGGTTTTGCTGGAGATGCAAGAGATGATCTGAAATCTT